GACTATCCCACGAGGCACATTATTTCTATCGGATCCGTCGTGGAGGTCAGCGCGGTCACTTTCCCCGCGTATGACACCACTGAGATAAATGCTCGAAGCAAGGAGGCGCTGGAGAGCGCACGGTCGGCGTTGGACAATGCCAGACAGCAGGGAGCGGCGCCGCTGGACAGCGGTAACGAGATCGACCTTTTGCATGAAAAACTGAAACTGTTAGGAGGTATCAGAAAATGAGAAAAGACATTCTCGCAAAGAAGCACAAGAGGCTCCTCGCCAAGCGTGAAGCCCTTGTCAAGAAAGGCCTTGAATCCAGCGACGCGGCCGAGGTCAGATCCATCAACGAGCGGGTGGCTGAACTCGACGAGGAAATCGCCGAGGTGAAGGCGGAGCTGGACGAGATCGAGGCGGAAGAGGCCAGATCGGCAAATCCCGGCAATCCTCCGGCGAACGCCCAGACTCACAATGCCGGTATTCAGGCCGCGGCCTTCGGCGTGAATCAGCCCCAGCAGAGAGACGAGCCGACGATCAACACCAGAGAGTATCGTCAGGCGTTCATGGCCTATGTCCAGAACGGTACTCCCATTCCCGCGGAGTTCCGCGCCGGCGACACCATCAATACCAACGACACGGCGGCGGCGATCCCGCTGACCATCATGAACGAGGTCATCAATACCGTCCGCAAGCGGTACGGAAACCTCTACAACAAGGTCAGAAAAACGTCCGTCCGCGGCGGCGTCGAGTATCCGATCGGCGCGCTTTCCGCCACCTTCAAGTGGATCACCGAGTCCACCGTTTCCCCGCGTCAGAAGGTGAACGCGCTGTCGAAGGTTTCCTTCGGCTACCACACGGCTGAAATCCGCATCGCTCAGACCTTCGTTTCCCAGCTTCTCACCCTCGAATCCTTCGAGGCACGTCTGGCCGAAGTGATCGCCATCGCGTACCTGCAGGCCATGGACTACGGTATCGTCAACGGCAACGGCAATGGCCAGATGACCGGTATTCTGAACGATACCCGGATCACCAACACCATCGTCATGACCGCAGCGGACATGGGCGACTGGATCAAGTGGCGGAAGAACTTCTTCGCCAAGCTTCCTCTCGGCTACCGGTCCGGCGAGTTCATCTTCCCGCTGTCCACCGTGGACGCGTACCTCGAGACGATGGCCGACGCGAACGGGAATCCCATCTTCCGGCAGGCGACCGGTCTCGAGGTCAACGACGGCGACGCGATGAATCCGAACGGTCGCTTCTTCGGGAGGAACATCTCCCTCGTCGAAGAGGACATCCTTCCGGACTTCGACACGGCCAGCGCGGGCGACGTGATCGGCATCTTCTGGCAACCGCTGGAATATGCCATCAACGAGAACTTCGGCTTCACCATGCGCCGGTACTTTGACGAGGAGACGAACGAGTGGGTGGACAAGGCTCTGGTCGTGGTTGACGGCAAGGTGCTGAATCCCACCGGCTACTATAAGATCATCAAGGGCTAAGGAGGCACACGATGAGACAGACTGTCACTGCGCTCAAGGCTCTTTACGCAGCGATGGGCGGAGATCCTGACGCCGTTGCATCCATGACGATGATCCCGGATCTCATCAATGCCATCGCCGAACTGGTCTCTTCCGGATCCACGGCCACCCTGCCTGCCGTAACCTCTGCCGACAACGGAAAGGTTCTGAAAGTCACAGACGGCGCGTGGGCGGTGGGGACGGACGCGACCTGATAAAGCAGGAGGCTCCGCATGGCTGCGACGCTTGAGGATGTCAAGAAAGCCCTGGGCATCACCGGGGACTATCAGGACGACACGCTGAAAGAGTATTTCGACGAGGTCAAGGCGTTCCTGATCGATGCCGGAGTATCGGAGAGCAACATCACAAACGGCATCGTCGCCCGTGGGGTCTCCGATCTCTGGAACTATGGGGCCGCGGGAGGAAAGCTCAGCGAGTACTTCATGCAGAGAGCGGCCCAGTTATCCTACAAAAAATGAGGAGGAAAGTATCATGATCAACAAGGATCGTATCGTACCGGTCACAAAGACCGACCTGCTGACTCTGATCGGCACTGTGATGGCGCTGATCGGCACCAGCTATACCGTTCTGGAAGCCGACACCATCGACGGGGATTTTGACCTGACGGGATCCGGCGCAGCGGGCACCAAGCTTTGCGCACAGCCGGTCAAATCCCTGAACTTCCACACCGGCGTCACTTCCGGCACCGTGTACTTCGTCGCGGACTACGGGTTTGAGGGCATCACCTTCCACGAGGGGAACGCCACCTTCAACTCCTCCAATCTCGACAACGAAGACGTGCTGAAAGACGCGGCCACTCTGTACAAGGCCGTCCTCGCGTCCAGCACCATCACTCTGACGGCGGTGACTCCGGTTCAGGCTGTCTGATATGGCGGCCTTCAAGCCTTCCACGTTCACGGCGGCGCTGGTCCTACTGATTCCGACTTATACCACGGTGATGGGGGTGCCGAAGAAGGCATTCCCGTCGCCGGAGGCCGGATTCACATTTTTCGGCAGCTTCAAGACCTACGGCGGCACGGAACGGGACATTAACGGGCTATATACCATCGAGGACACGGCGCAGGTGGAGTGCTGGTATAATCCGCAGATCTCCAGCGAGTGCCGGGTGTATGTGCCTGAGATACAGGCGACCTACGAAATCATCAACGAGCCGGAGGACATCGATCTGCGGCATCAGTTCATGAAGTTCAAGGTACGGAGATTGAAAGGCGGCGCATGATGGCAAGGATTGCGGTTGAATTTGCCGGTTTCGATGATGTCATCAAAAAACTGACCAAGTTGGGGGCCGATACGAAGCAGATCACAGAGGAAGCGCTTCAGAAGTCCTTCGACATTGTCACCAAGAAGGCAGAGGAGGCCGTTGCAAAGCCGAATCTTCCTGCCGGGGGCAAGTATTCCACCGGACAGACCGAAGAAAGCCTGACGCGAACACTGGAGGTGACGTGGAAATCGACCGTGGCAACCGCGCCGGTCGGTTTCAACATCAAGAAGGGCGGCTTGCCGTCGATCTTCATGATGTATGGGACGCCGCGTTACATGAAGGTGCAGGCGATCTACGACGCCTTTTATGGATCCGCCACCGACGGCGAAGTGCTGAACGCACAGAGAGAAGTCTTTTATAAGGCAATGGAGGAGCTGGAATGACTGAAATACTGATCGGGATTCTCGCCGCATTCGGGTTCCCGGTCCGGCTGCAGGGTTCCCTTCTGGAGGATGAGCCGTATCCGGATTCGTTCTTCACCTTCTGGAATAACAGCAGCGAGGACGGGGCGCACTACGACAACGGGGCGATCTATTACGTCTGGAATTTCGACGTCAATTTCTATTCCACCGATCCGGCATTGGTTTATACAAAGCTGGAGGCCGCGCGGTCAGCGTTGAAGGATGCGGGGTTCATTGTATCCGGGAAGGGCTATTCGGTCGCATCCGATGAGCCTACCCACACAGGGCGCGGGTTTACTGCGCTGAAAATCGAAAACGAAAACTAACAGGGAGGGAAAACAAATGCCTACTACTCCGAGCGCTGCACTGCAGGAAATCGTAGAATACAGAGGCGTCGAGGGGCTGGTCGCAGCGGAAGTGCTGACCGACGACGATACTGCCGGATATACCACCGGAGACGTCTTTGCCATCGCAGGCGTGGCGGAGATCTCCAAAACGACCGACAGCTCCAACGAAGCGCACTACTATGACAACATCCCCGCCGTGGTCGTCTCCAACACCAGCTCCGACACGATCAACATCTCCGCGTCGGCAATCCCGCTGGACGTGCTGGGATTCATCACCGGCCAGACCTACGACTCCGCTCTCGGCGCACTGTTCGAAGGGACGCGGAAAGTCAGATACTTCGCCATCGGATACCAGACGAAGAAGACCAACGGCGACAAGATCTATGTATGGAGGAACAAAGGGACCTTCAACATTCCGGATCAGACGAACACCACCGAAAACAACTCCACCGATGCAAACGGGCAGGAACTCGTTTTCACAGGCATCTCCACCACGCACAAGTTCACGAAGACCGGCGAAGGATGCAAAGCCGTCGTGGTCGATGTGGCCAAAGATCTGGCCGACGTGTCCACGTTCTTCGAGGAAGTCGTAACGCCGGACACGCTTGCGGCGAAGACGGAATACACCCTGACCGTCAGCCAGGCAGCGGGCACCACCCTGACCGTAAAGCGGAACGGCGTCACGCTCGCCAACAACGACAAGATTCACGCCGGGGATCAGCTTTTGATCACCGTGACCGGCGGCACCGTCACCGTGAACGGAACGGCGTTCATTTCGGGCAACATTCACGTGGTGTCCGGGAACACGACCGTTGCTTCGACGGCTGGTTAAGACAAAAAGCCGAAACGCGGGGACAGCGACAAGGCCTTGATCGTTTCCGGGCGGACTTTCTCTTTCGCCGTCCGGATTACCCGCAAACTTTTTTGAAAGGGGACACACAATGAAACTCAATATTTACGAAAAGCGGCAGGTAGTCAAGACCTATGAGGCCGACGCTTATGATCTTCCGTTCGGCGTGGTCGAGGATGTGGCGGATGTCATCAATCTGGATGCTATCGAAACCGGAAGCAATACGGAGCTCATCAAGGCAGCCGGGAACATTGTTCTGAAATGCAAGGACACGGTGAAAAACCTGATGAAGGACATCTTCGATGGGATCACCGACGAGGAGCTGAAAAAGACAAAAGTGACCGAGATGGCGCAGGTGCTGATCGAGGTCGTGAAATATACGGCGGATCAGCTTTCGAAGGGGCTGAACCGAAAAAACTGAACGAG